ACACCAGGATCAACTACACCAACAGCTCCAAATAATACTCCTGTTTCACCAGCAAACCAAAAATCATTTGATGAATATCAAAGAATAGTAAAGTTAATTGAGAATATTTATAGACTAGGTGATACTAACTATACACCAAATTCAAAAGCTCTCTTTTATGACTTTAAGGCAACCTTTGGAGATGATGTTAATGGTGCGGTTAATAGATTATATGAGTTACTTGGATTAAAAACTATGAGTATACAACAAAGTTGGTATAATAAGTTACCTATAACAAAATTAACTTCTGAACACCAAACAACATTTAAGGCTCAGTTAGCTTCATTAAAAACTGCCACTATTAACAAAAATAGTTCTTTCAAGTTTAATCTACCTACACTGAAAGCTGGAGAAGGTCAGAAGTTTGTTTCTATAAACGCAGATTTCTAAAGATTAATCTTAGTTATCTTATAAGGATATTGTCTTTTAATATAAAACTTTTCTCTTTCTTTAAAGTGTCTGTATAATATATTTGACATTTCACCGGATGAGAAAACATCAACTAAGTCAAATATATTAGCTTTCTTTTTATCATCATGTAAACGAAGAGCTCTACCTATTGATTGAATAATGATTTGCTCTGATTTAAACGAATCTGCAAATATAACATTGAAGATGGCATTTATCGAGACACCTGTAGACAATGTCCCAAAACTCGCACATAATACTTTGGTTTTACCATCGGTTTTATCCATTTCTTTTTTAATAACTTCTCTTTTCTTACCAGATATCTCACCATCAATATAATAAAATTCCTTACCAGGACATTCTTTCTGTAACTTATTAAATATACTTTGACCATATTCAATTGTATGAAATAGTAATAAAGTATTTGAATCACACTTATCTACTATCTTTTTAATGAAATCTAATCTTCTTTCTGATATATGAATGTAATCTTTTTCTAAATCAAACGCGTCTTTGCCATTTCCACTTTTCTTTATTATATTAATTCTTTCAGCAAATTCAGAGTCATTATGATTCATTATCACAACTTTAATATCCATTGGTGTTATGATACCTTTTTCTTTTAATTCATTTGCGGAAACCTCTGTAATCTTTGGGCCTAATACAGATTGTATGGTTAGTATTTCACAAGTTTCCTCTGATGGTGTTGTTCCGGAAACTCCAAATCTTGAATAAGCATGTCCAAATGTTTGTCCTAATATTTTTAAATAACTTTTTGCTTTGGCTTGATGACAATTACTAACACAAAGATTATTTACAAAATAATTGTGATTATCTTCTATTCTCAAATTATAAACATTATCAGAATGTTCTATTTTTTTAATTTTTTTAATTTTCATCAAACTTTTTTAATTTTTTATAAATATTCTCACCATCTGGTTGGTCATTTAGAAGATTCTTTGACTTACCTAGATTATTAATATACCAATCTTCTGTTATGAAAATAAATTCATATCCATTTTCAACACACCATTTTAAACAATACTCTTCTTTTATTTTAACAATTGGATTACTGATTTGTGATATTGGTTTTATTTCATATAACTTTTTATCAATAGTGTCAATAAAATCAACAATATAATAATGTAGTTCATTTTTATATTCATATTCAATTCTTACTTTTTCATATTCTAAATTTTCATTACATAAGTGAAAAAAAGCCTCCCAAGATGATCTGTATTTTATTTTCAAACCATTTTTTATTAGATAGGATGTTCCATAATTCCAACTATTTGTTATATTTGGTGTAAATTCTCCATTTTTTATTTTATCCTTCATTATAATTGAGTTTTTAATACACATTGACTTAAAGCTTTCTTCTGTCATTCTATGACATGTATTATTTTTACCACTTTGTCTAATTGATCTTCCCCTATGTTCACACTGACTTGAACAGAATTTTTTAAATCCAAATTCTGTTCTATTATTATTTCTTATTCCCTCAAAAACTCTATTATTTTCACAACCTTCTATTCCACATTTAATATTAACATTTTTTAAAAATGATATAACTTTCATCAGTGAATATTCATTTATTGGTAAAATAATATTATTATCATTTAAAAATTTTAAAAAATTCTTCTCTTTATTTTTATTATTAAATATTGAAAATCTATTTTCATTTATAAGATCATATATTCTATCTTTTTGACTTTGTATCATGAGTCTCTGTTTTTTAATTATATATTAAAATTAAAATCTAATATTTCATCATTTTCTGTCAAATCTTCAACTTTTTTCCAAGTAAAATCATTAGTATATACTTTGTGATTTCCGGTTATTTTTAAAATTCTACCATCTTCCATTTCAATCTCATACATATCATTATCAATAGATAAATTTTCATAAACATATTCAACCATTTTATTTTCTATTTCTTTGTTTACTTCATTTATTGTTTTTACACAATCACCTATTTTAATCTCAGATATTTTTTTGAAACTACCATCAGCCATATGAACTAGACTATCAGGATGTAAACACTCATCAGTAACAACAGTATGAAATTGTTGAAAGAATTCTTTTGGCCACTTTTCTAAAGATTGATAAGTACCAATATAAACATTTGGATTTTGTGTACCTGAAAACTTTCTTGGTCTATCAGACATAACTTCTTCTACTCTAACATCACAAGGTTTGTGAGTTTTACTTAAAATAGTTTCACTATTTTTTGCTCTCATCTCAACTAAGTTATTAATACCGAAATTATATTCTACTATGTTATCATAGAATTGAGTAACTAAAGTAATTGAAGGAACTATGATTAAAAACTTAGCATCTGAATCCATATTCTTTAATGTATAAAACATTACTATAGATATGATTAATGACTTACCCCCAGATGTGGCTACCTCAGCCATGCAATATCTATTTTTAAGAATCTTATAAGCAGATTCAACTTGATGATCATATGGTGTAAATGGAATCCATTGACCATCTTTAGTTTTAACTTTATGATCCTTAAAGAATTCATTACAGAAGTTTTTAACCTTTTCTAATGTTACATCTCTGTTTAGTGGAAAGTCTTCTTTATTTTCTAAATCAAAAGAAGCGTCAATTTCTTTACACCCTCTCATAGCTTCTTTCCAAAGACCTAGATTTACTCTACCATTTTTGAAATATGATTGTTGTCCATTCCAAACACCCATTTTAAATGCCGGCATATATCTATATCCTTTGACATGACGAGTTAACCAAAGACCAACTTGGTGGTATTCAATTCTAGTTGCTGACGTAACAACTATTTCTTCAGTTTCTTTATCATATCTAAATTTCATCTCATTGTTATATATAAAATAATACTAAGTGTTTAAATTTGTGGAATTTTTGAGGTTTTTTATAGAGGGGCGGTAAAAAAATAGATATATAATAAAAAATAAACTAAATTATGAGTATATTATCATTCTTTAAAAATCTATTTGGGAATAAAGAAGAAGCTATTATTATAGCTGAAAAGCCAGTTATAGTTGAAAAAACTGAATCTCCTAAAGTTGAATCACCTAAGGTTGAGAAAGCTAAAGTTGAAGAACCAACTAAAGTAATTGAAAACAGATTAGCTGAAATAGCTGCTGAGAAGAAAGAAGAGAAAAAAGTTACTGCTAAAGATATTAAATCTAAAGCAAAAACTGATGTTAGGACTGAAAAACCAGTTGCTAAGCCTGCTGTGAAGCAAGTTAAACCAGCTACAAAAACAGTTGCTAAACCTTCTGCTAAACCAGCTGTGAAAAAAGCTAAACCTTCTGAAAAGAAATAATTAGATTTTTTTGTAAAAAATTAAACCCACTTTTTAGTGGGTTTTTTTATTAGTCTAAATCTCCGACTTGAACCGTTTCTTTATTGTAAATGAAAATTGAAACTGATTTAATTGATTTAACTGACTTCTCAGAAGACGATCCAGGTAACTCAGTTGCATCTTTTATTTTCTTAGTTATATCTGTAGATGTTTTGATTAGATTCACATCTGTATTATCGGTGTGTATTTGGATTTTATAATCAACATTCAACATTTTTAACTTTAAATGAATATCTTCTATATCTTCTATAAATTCTTCTAAATTTCTATAGTTCAAATTTTTAGCACTTAGGTAAAGATAACCACCATCCCATTGTGGATAATCCTCAACCTCATTTGTTTGGTCTAAAATAGGTTGAATGCAATCCATAATATCATTATAAGATACTTTTATATCATACGCACTAAAGAATGATTCCTGTGAACCATCATCAATTACATTAGTATAATACTCAACATAATCTTCTGTCAATGCATCTATTAACTCATCTAATGCGGCTTTTGTATTACTACCAAATATACCCTCACCTGGAGGTGGAACATTTGCCTTTAAGTTAGAATCAATATGTTCTATAAGAGGTTTGAATATTTCTTCCCAGTCAACAGGATTGACTAATGGATGTTTTGTCCATAGTTCTTGTTTTGTTTCGGTTATTAATTTAGAAAACTTTTTCATTTCTTATATATTAAAGAAGAGAAATAGAAATATCAAAATGTTCTTTATCTAAGAATCTATACCAATTTATCCATTCTTTATATTTTCTACTTGGATTAGATGGTATATTCTTTATATACTTTGTTAATTTTTTCCACTCAGATGCTGATTTTATATTATTATCAATTGCTATTTTTTTACATTCATCATATGATATATAATTTATAATTTTCTTATCAAGAAAACTATTCCAACTTATCCATTCTTTATACCTTCTTTCTGGATGTGTCGGTAAATCTACTTCACTTGAGTATTTATACCATTCTGATGCTGATTTTATATTATTATCAATTGCTATTTTTTTACATTCATCATATGATATATTATATTTCAATCCATCACTCCATCCATCTTTTAGATATGTTAAGAATTCTTCTTCTCTAATATATCTTATTTCTCCATCTTTATTGACCCACTTTCTACCCATCAAAGTTTTTGATATTTTATTTTTTATATCAGACATTATATCATTCTTAGTAATATACTCCTTTATTTTTGACGTCTTATAGCTACCGTTTTCTTTTCTAGTCTTGACCATTTTTAAGGCAGATCTCTGAAAATGATTTAAGCCATTTTCATCAATATCATTTAGTCTCCTTTCAACAGATTTTTTATGATACCCACCATATGATTCATTAGTTCTATTATAAAAAAAATCATTATTTTCAACGTCATTTTTTATAAGATATTCTTTTTCTATTTTTCTTATCTCCGAATATTCAGAAACCAAATGATATGATAATATTTTCCTTTTAAAATCATTTGGTCTCTCTTTATACTCCTTTTTGATGTCTATACCACCAAATAGATAACCATCATTAATACTACCATAATGTGACCCAATATAAAATTTATTCAATTTAATATCTTCCCATTGATAGATAAAAGAGTTATACTCCTTCTCATCATCATTTATATAATTTTCCATATTGTATATATAAAATATACATCAACCCCTTGGATATGTGATTTATTTTTTGGTCTTTTTACTATCTCTCTTTTGTACTATCTCATCAACCATTCCATATTTCTTAGCATCTTGGGAGGACATCCAATAATCTCTGTCCCCGTCCTTAAATACCTTATCATAGTTTTGTCCGGTCTTCTCTGATATAATTTCATAAAGTTCTCTTTTTAGAGAGTTAATCTCTCTTGATTCAATTTCTATATCAGTTGCTTGAGCATAAGATCCAAATCCAGTCATCGGCTGATGAATCATTGTTCTACTTCTTCTAAGAGCTCTTCTTTTACCTTTTGAACCAGAACATAATATAACTGCTGCCATTGACGCAGCTAGTCCCGTATTGACTGTAATGATATCTGGACTAACATAATCCATAACATCTAATAAACCTAATCCACTATAAACAGATCCACCAGGAGAATCAATATAGATTTTAATATCATCATCATTTTGTGTCTCAAGATACATTAACTGAGCTTTAATGATGTTGCAAATATCTGAATCTATTTCAGTACATAGAAATATTATTCTATCATCTAAAAGTTTTGAGAATATATCTACAGACATTCCGTTACTTTCAATTAATTGAGTTGTGTTATTTCTTATATTTAGTTTTTTAAAGTAGTCATTAAGGTAAGTGGTACTTACCATTTTATCATTTGCAAATTTTCTAAAATCGTTCATTCTTTGATTGTTTTTGTTTTTTATAAATAATAGGAGTAAAAGTTTAATATATAAAAGATATTAGTACTGTCGAATTTTAATATTTGATAATTAATATATACAAAAAAATAACTATTTATATGAAAACTACAATAGAAATGAACGGTTACGAAATCGTTATTGAAGAGACAGCTGGTATGTTATCAGTTACTGCTATGAAAGACGGTGAGACTGTTGAAGAATTTTCTCTTGAAACTGATGCTCAAGGAGCTGAAGAAACTGAAACCGAAGAAGGCGGAGAAGAAGTAAAATCATTCGGTGATTTTGGTGGTGAAGAAGAAGATTTTGGTGGTGAAGAAGGATCTGAAGATTTAGAAGATGAGTTACAAGATGAAGAAGAATCTCAAGACGAAGAAGAATCTCAAGATGAAGAAGAGTCTCAAGATGAAGATGAATCTCAAGACGAAGAAGAAGAAAAAATGGAGTCTTTAAAGACTTTTGAATCTTTCTTAAATAAAAAGAAATAATTTTATATGATTAAAAGATTTAATCAATACATCTCAGAAAATAAAGATTCTGACTATTTACTTTATTATGCCTTTGATTGGGATGATAATATTCTTAATATGACTACTGTCATACACATGGATAAAAAAGTAGATGGTGAGTGGATACCAACTGATGTTTCTACGGCTGAGTTTGCGGAAGTCAGAGGAGACAAAGAAAATTGGAGAACACAAGAAGATGCTTTCTCTGATTTTAGAGATGATGGACCCAAAGGTATAAATGCTTTTTTAGATGATGTTAAAAAATCAATATCTATGAAAAGATTTGGACCAGCTTGGAATGATTTTATTGAATGTCTTTCAAATGGATCGGTATTTGCTATTATAACGGCAAGAGGACATGAATCAGAAGGAATGAGGTTAGGTATTGATTGGATAATTGATAATATTTTAACAGAGGATCAATTATATTCTATGTATAATAATCTTTTGAAATTTGCTTACTTATTTAAACAAGATATAACACAAGAAAGAATACTTAGAGGTCAACCATCAAAAAACGAATTGGTTAAAATGTATTTAGACACATGTGATTTTGTTGGTGTTTCTTCTCCTTCAAGAGGTGGATCTCCTTCAAATCCTGAAAAAGCTAAAGAAGAAGTTCTTTTAGAGTTCAATGATAAGATTAATAATTTTGCTGGATCATTAGGAATGAATGCTAAAATAGGTTTTTCAGATGATGATTTAAAAAATGTTAAACACATTGAAGACTTAGTTGATAACTTACACAATGAAAGGTTTCCTAATATTAAGGAGGTTGTTGTTAAGGGTACTAAGGATCCTTTAAATATAACTAAAAAAGTTAGAACATTTCCTTCAGATTTAAATACTGAATTAAATTCAACTAATACAGTTGTAGAAACTCAATCTAATTTTGGTGGAGGAGCAGGTGATCCAATGTCATCTTCAATTATGCCTTTTACTAATTTTAACACACTAGCAACAGGAGAACTTTCTAGTAACACTCTACAAGGAGGTTCTGAGAATAATCCTTTTAGAGATAGATTAAAAGCTCAAACAAGATTTTTAACAAAAACAACAAAAGAAATTTTTAAGAATCGTAAAAAAAAAGATTAAATAAAAAGTCCTCTAAATAAGAGGACTTTTTTTATCTACAAATTCTACATCATTTACTAATATACTACGCAGTATACCATCATTCATTCTAACATAATAATCTCTTGGTGAATAATCCTCAAATGTTAAAGTTTGACCCACTAGGTCTTTATACCAAAATGTATCATAGCTACACTTTATTATTTTAATTTTTTTATCAAATGCTTGCATTTCTTCCATGATTTTTTTATATATACTTTTATGAGATATTTATCAGATTATTTAGACTATATTTTAGAGACTGTTAAAAGTAATACCTCTCAATTATATTATTCTGAAAAATTCAGAAGTTTACTTAAAAAAATAGAAAATAAATCAGAAGTTGCTAAACTACTTCTTTTATCTGAAAGATCTAACCAAGTTCTTACACAATACACACTAATAGATATAACCGATAAAAATGATACTGTTTCATTTGTTCAAGTAAATAGAATATTAAGGAAATATCCAGAAATGGATATTGATAAAGAGTTATTTACAAAAGGTGAACATATAAGAATGGATGGTGCTGAGTTCTGGAATGAATCAAGAACTGAAATGAATATTGGTAGATGGTCTAGAAGAACATTCTCAGAGGCTGGTAAATCTATTCCTGATTCAGATATTGAAAAATTTGTTAATTTATACAAAGCAACATTTGATAGTAAAGATGATGATAATTCCAATTTACAATTATTATCTGGTGAAGATATTAGACACTGGTATTTAGAAGATAATTATGAAAATAGAAAAGGTCAGTTAGGTGCTTCTTGTATGAGATATAAATTCTGTCAACCTTATTTAGATATCTATGTTAAAAATCCTAAAGTTTGTCAATTACTAGTTCTAAAGAGCGATGATGGTAAAATATCAGGAAGAGCTCTTATTTGGAAACTATATCATCATAAAGAAGGTAGACAATTTTGTAAAGAAGATTACTACATGGATAGAATTTATACAAATAATGATTCTGATAAAATATTATTTCAAGAGTGGGCTGATAAAAAAGGAATGAGATATTATGGTCAATCTAAAACAGATTGGATTATGTATGTTAAATTAGATAATAATGATTTTGAATACTATCCTTATATGGACACATTTGTGTGTTATAATAATGAAAGTCTACTCCTGTGTAATGATGAATCTCTTTGGCCAGATGGTTATATCAAGATACAAGAAACTGATGGTGGTTATATATCAGATGATGTTGTTTGGTCTGAGTGGAGTGGTGAGTATATATCAAAGGAAGGTGCTGTTTATTGTAAAAATGTTAATGATTTTTTATATAGAGATGATGCTAAATATTTAGAATATAAAGATGAGTATGCTGCACCAAATGATGATGTTGTTTACTCGGACTATCACAGTGAAAACTTTTTCTCTGAAGATGTTATTTATTCAGAGATGTTAGTTGATTGGTTATATCCTAAAGATGAATCAGTTATTAGAGTTAAGATAGGAGCAGATGATGAGATTGACCATTGTGTAAAGAGTAGAACTGATCTTTATATTGAAATAGATGGTAAGTATTATAGTAGGAAAAAGTATATAAAAGACCCATTTACAAATGAATACCAATTTTTAAATGATGGTAATTATTCTGGTGATCTTTATGATAAATTGGGAAAAGAACTAATTGATAAAGAAAAAAGAGGTTTAGACTACAGAAGTATAGTAAGACCTATTGTTGTAGAACAAATAAGAACAATTAATAGAGAAGGTAAATTCAATAAAGAAGATGTTATAAGAGAAATAGAATCTAATGATATGTTTAGAAAACAATTAAGAGGTGTTTATTGGGGAGTTGCTAAGGATAAAACACCAGAAGCTGAAGATATCATACCTGCTCTTTTTGCTTGGTGTGTTGAGTATAATAAGTTTAATACTAATAATAGAGTGTCCAATCTTACTCTTAGTGGATTCACAGATAATATAAAAACATTTTGTGTTAGTGGTGACAAAATAGATGAAGAATTGCAGAAAAAATATCATATCTGGTTTGGAACAGATTCTAGAATGATTAGAGTTATATCAAAAATATGTGACTCATTTGACTATGATTTATTTGGTAAAGAAGTTTATAAAAGATATGTGTTTCTTAACATACTATAAAAATTGATTTAATTGTTAATCTAATCTCTTCATTACATCGCTAATGCGCAAAACCATTTCAATTGCAACGGGTGCTGACATCAGAGCTATAAGAAAATTATTTACATATGAGTATACAGTTACTACACTACCTATTGTAATATTTTTTGTAGTAGTGATTAGTAATATAATTGATAAAATTAAAAACACATACTTAATAGAGTTTACTAAAAACCAATTCTTACCCTGTATAGTTGATTGGCATATTTCTATCTTTCTTCTTCTCCTAAAGAAAGATTCAGAACTTGTATATCCACCTTCAATAGACTTTGTTTTTTTCTCATAATGATTGTTAAATGTGTTAATGCCTTGTTTTATTTTTTTATAAAGTATAAATACCGCGCTTATAATAAAAACAATTGCAAAGCTGATTAGGACACCAACTTGCCAATTCTCTGAAAATATAAAAATAAGTGATCCAATTATAGTTACAAGTGTTGCAATATAATAATGTACATAACCTTCTAGGACATTAACAACTTCACGAGCCATATCTGTTCTGGCTACTTTAGTGGAAACATCAACATCATTCCTTTTAAGGAATTTTAAGGCTATGTTGTTATAAATCTTAGTGTAGACTTTTGTGTCATAAACCATTCGTTTGTAATTGAAGAAGTTTGATATAAAATAGGAAAGACCTAAAAGTATCATCCAATACCAACTACCAACAATTAATCCATCAATACTTTTTCCAAGTAAAAATGGAGTTGATAATATAGAAAGTTCGGTGAGTAACATAAACACATATATCCATGTTAATTGGGTTTTGTATTGTTTAAATATAACAATGAGTTTGCTCATAACTTAATTCTTTCTTTAATTGTTGTGAGTTTCTCCATTTTCTAAGATATTTCCTATTTTAATATCTCTTTCAATTGTTTGTTGATGAATATAATACCATCTACTGAAGTCGTGAAAGTAGTAGATAAACTCTTTTAGAGAACCATCTTCATTAGTTTCTACTTGACAGGTCTGACCCATCATAAATTGATTAAAACTTTCTTTCCATTCATTTGGAATATCAGAATCTCTAACATCTCTCTTACTCTCTAATACTTCTTTTAAATTCATAATACAAATATACTAAATTATAACTTAAAACTTAAATAAGTTTATTTAATATATCATGTATGGATAAGGTTTATATCAGACATATGATTCAGAATATTCTTAACAAGGAATTTTCTAATCAAAGTAAGAGAAAGGCTGTTGACTATATAGATAGGATCAATATGGCTTGTCCATATTGTGGTGATTCGCATAAAAATAACCATGCTAAAAGAGGTAATCTTTACTATAACCGTTTAATCTTTATTTGTTTCAACTGTGATAAGAAAACTACATTTGATAGAATGTGTAAGGATTTCAATGAACAATTAGATCCTGATAAAAAATTAGAAATGATTGAACACTTAAATAGTGTTATGACTTATTCTGATTATGAAGGTGATTTTGTTGATGCTAAGTTTGAAAATTTAATTGATTTAACAGAACTTGAAAGAGTTTTTAGTGCTGACTTAACACCTATATCTGATTTCAAACCTATTCAAGTTAATGGTGGAGTTTATAAGTATTTAGTTGGTAGAGGAATACCACCTGAATATCATACAAATATTTATCAAGCTAAGTATTGGAAAAATGAAGATGAATCTGAGTGGATTATAGTTTCATTAAACAGAAGAGGTAATAAAGTTTTAGGAATGCAAACACGTAATCTAAAAGAAGGTAAGCGCCGTAGTTTCAAAATTTATAATTATGAAAATCTACTTGAATGGGTTAGTCTTGGTAAAGACTTACCAGAACAAGATATTACTGAATTGGTTATTTATAATAAATTATCTTACTACTTTAACATTTTAAATGTTGATTTAGGAGAAAAAATAACTGTATTTGAAGGATATTTAGATTCTTTATTCTTTCCTAATTCAATTGGATTGGTTGGTGTGAATACTGATTATAGATTCTTAGAAGATAATAATTTAGATATTCAATACTTCTTTGATAATGATGAAGCTGGTTATAAAAAGTCTGAAGAAAAGGTAAAGGAGGGATTCTCTGTATTTTTGTGGAAAAAGTTATTTGAAGATATAGTTGATAAAAAGAATGTAGAAGATCCTTTTAGATTATTACATAGAATAAGTAAAGTTAAAGATATTAATAAGTTAGCTGAATTAGTACCGGATCCCTATAAGAAATTGAATCTGGAAGACTTTTTTAGTAAAGATGTATTAGACATCAAATGGATTCCAAAGTTCAGGAGAAAGAAAAGAGATGTAGAAGTTGCTGATTATAATAAAAAGTTTGATTCTATAAAAAATCTTTAATTTATATTAATATATAGATTATGATAATTTTACCAGATACAGGTTGGACAAATATAGATGGCCGTTGGTTATATAAAGAAGGATCAAATGGTAGAATCTACTATAAATTAAAAGGTGCTAATAGAATTTATTCTGAAAAAGAATATAAAAAATTAACATTAGTAACTACTTCAGATACATTTAGAGATAAGTATAAACATCTTACTTGGAGATAATTAAATAAACAATTTATTTATATTTTTATATTTCTTATTTTTCATTGAAATATAAGTTTTGAATTCTATATCACCCCTCTCATTATTACAATCCTTACAACAAACTATTAAATTAACTTGTGTATTATTTCCTCCTTTTGATATTGGAATTATATGGTCTGCTGTAGCGTTTCTATCATTTAGTTTAGTTTCACAATAAAGACATTTAGCGTCTTTGTGTTGGTCTATAAATTCTTTAGCGTATCCGCTAGTTCTTCTTTTAACATTCTTACCATTATACTTCAAGCCAATAACTACAAAATCTTCCATCATTTTGTATTTCCTTCTATAAATCTCACAAGATTTATAATTTTTATTTAGTGCTACTGTTCCTTTGATAATCAATTTCCACTTGGAGTAAAAGTCCTTATCTACTGATAAGAAGTGTGAGTGTTCTGATGTGTATAGAAATTTTAGTATTCTTATTAATGTCATAATTTTTTCAATAAGTTATATATTGAAAAATGTTACTTTCCTAAAATTATATATATCTTATAAAAAATAATAATATCACTATGAATTTACCTAAAATTGGAGACATTAAAAAATGGTCATTTGGTGAAATGACTTCTAACCCTGATGGAAAATCATCAGTAACATCTACATCTGGATTTATGATTGTAACTATTGGGTGTTTATCATTTTTACTTGGAGTAATTGACAAAATGTTTATTGATAAAAGTATGGATGTAATTAATCAAGCTGTTGCTTTTACAATGATTGGAGCTGCTTTAATTGGTTATAAGAATTTTACAGGAAGTAAAGTAAGTGTAGCTAAACATAATGCAGAAGCTGGAAATACAACAACTACTGATGAACCAACTGAAACTAAGTAATTTACCTAAAATTAAAAAACCCACTCAATTGAGTGGGTTTTTTTTATTTCTTTTTATTCTTAAAACTTTCAAATTTTCTTGTTGATTTATAACTCTTAGATTCAAATTTTTCTTCTTCCTCTTTTTTCTCACCATTAATGAAATCATCATCATCATGAGCACGCATGAATTCATCCATATCTTCTTTTGAAGGACTATGGTCTTTTTCAATTTCAACTTCTTCAACTGGTGTGCTATTTTCTAAATAGTTAGCAACTTCTTGAGCGGTTTTAAACTTCTTTTTATCAACATGAAATATACCTTCACCTGTCTCGTCATTAAATGTCTCAGATGGAAATAGTATTGTTTTTTCTTCGCCATTTTCAGCTTTGTAAATAACTGAATTATTTGACACTGTTGATCCTGGTAATAATTCGGATAAAGCCATTAGATTGTCTGAATAAACATCTCCACCTTCTACCTCCTTAGGTTCAAGTTCTGCTTTAGCAGGTGCTGGAACTGGAGAAGTTCTATCTTTTCTGATAGGAGTTGGAGTCTCAGGCATTACACCTGGCTTTTCAATTGTGCCTGGAGATACTTCAGTAGTTCCTGGTCTAGGCTCAGCCATTACAAATTCTTCATTTACTTTACCTTTAACAAAAGCGTTATATTTTTTAATCATGATATTAAATTATTTTTTATTATTATAGATTATATATATTAAAATCCAATATTAGTTTTTTTCTTCTAATTCACCAACAACATAGTCAATGAAATTATCAAGTTCATATTCCAACCCATTACAGAATTCAAATATATCATAATCATCTTTTTCAAAATCAGGTGAGTTTTGTCCACTTTTATAGACTATTATTTTACCATCTAGTCTACCTTCAATTCTTTTACCATTTGGTAGTTCTAAATCCGGAACATAAAAAGTTCCTATATAATGTATCTCATCATCAAATAATTCAGTTTCCTTATGTTCAAACTTGAAGTAACCACTATCATCTTCAAATACTGTTTCTTGTTCTTTCTTTGCTATTTTATCATGAAAATCTTCTTCTTCACCAGATGAATGAGAATCTAAAAAATCCTTTTCGGCTTGAGTTAGTGATGCAATACCATACTTAGATATTTTATCTAAAATATCATCAGTTCTTTCTTTGGATGTATATCCCTCATATCTCATTAGATGTTTCATAATCATTATGATATATATTTATTCTCAATAGCTATTTTTTTATTTTCTATCTTAATTGCTCCTTTGTCTATTCCACTTACTGGAATCCAAGATTGATTTGAAAATTGATTTACTTCCAATTTCTTTCTTATTGTTTCATAAACATCCTTAATCAACATTCCCTCTGTTTGATAAATACATATATAATTGTTGTTTATATTATCCCACTCAAACTCTTTATATTTTATATCATCAATTACAGATGATATTTTTCTTTGTCTATTATAAGTTTTAATTTCATTTACCCAATTCTCTATAAAACAATAAATAAATCCGTTAGTACCATCTTTTGGATGATTTAATAATATATCAAAGTCTATTCCCTTATAGAATTTAACATTTATATCATTCAAAGTCGTTTCATCAATCAAGGTCATCAAATATATCATCAATTTTTTTGTCTCTTATTTCAGACTTACGTAGTTTTATAACTCTTTCCTTAAAAAGTTCATCTATTTCAAACTTTGTTTTAAATGTTTGAAAGTAAGAATGACTTATTTTCAAAAGAGCAAACTTATTTTTACTAATTCTTCCTTCATTTACTTGACTATCTAAATAAGTAATAAATTCTGGATATAATTCATCATTTTTCATAATTTATATATCCTTATTTTATATATACATCATGATTAAAAAGTATTCAAATTTTATAAATGAGGCTTACCAAGATAAGTACAAAGCTTCATATAAGCCAGTTAAGTTATTTATGGCGGGTAAACCTATCTTATTCACTGAGGAAAAAGCAGAGAAAAAAGAACTAGCTATTAAAAGAATATTAAGAGATATCTATGGCAGTTTCAGTGGCAATGAAATTCTAATCCGTAACGGAAGAGAAGTTAGAGCTGAATTATTAACAAAAGCTCAAAAGAACATTGCTATACTTTGGGAAATGATTAAGATAGCTAATGAAATTGATAACGGGCGATCTACATTTTCAACACCGGATAGTATGATTGATTGGATTGAAACTAATAAGTTAAAACTATTTGAACCAGGTGGAAAATGGTTTGAAAGAATCTATAAAACTTTAGAAGGAGCATCTGATAAAGGTCAATCACAAGAAGAAATAGCAAATACATTTTTCTCTAAGTTCGCAACTCAAATACTTAAAACTGATATATCAATTGATAAACCATCTTCTCATAAAGTAGATATCGCTGGTATTGATGGTACTTTTAACTATAAAGGAAACACATACACTATACAAACAAAAACACTTTCTTCAATTAATAAAGAAGGTGAATTTTATAAAGTTTATATAAGCGGTTATTTTACAGAAATCAAAACACACTACTTAGTTTTAATATCAGATGTGAATAAAAAACTAGGTAATTGGATTTTCAAAGGAAAAGATATTAAAACTCAATTAGATGAAAATGGAGTTAATTATTATTTAATACCGGATAAAAACTTTGTTTATAAAGAAGATTAAAATCCTCCTTTACCCCCAAAAATATCCATTACCACCGACAACCTTTTAGTAATCTCAGGCATTCCTAATGGTTCAATAATTGAATTGATAGGGGATAAGATAGACTTAGAAAATTGTTCGTCATAATCTATAGGCGGAGCGAACTCAACAGGGAAAGAACCTCTTGTATAAGCAAACATATCAGTTATAGATTTATCTTTACAACAATAATATTTAATCTTATTACCTGATTTTATAAACTCATATTTCTGTTGATATTCTTTACTCTTTAGTAAAAGATAGTTATGATGAGCTGCTGACTTAACCGCAAAGTGAGCACCACTTATAAAGTTTAAAGGCAATGACTTATCATTAAGAACTTTTGTTTCATAGTTAGAAACAGAAGATTGCATACAAATATCATCTATATCCGCCAACTCAAATTCTTTTCTTAGTCCTTTAACTAGTTTTAGCAAATCTTTAATATTAAAAGTATCTGGGTGTGTGAATAGATATTTAACAATACCAACAATTTTATCTCTAGCAAAAGCTGGAGTAGATGATCTAACAAGTTCTACACCCTTAGGATAAATATAACTTAATCTATCATAAGGAATACCATCCTCAAATAAGATATGTTGAATGTATTTCTTTTTAGCAATATTAATAATAGATTCTGATATTCTTTCTAACTCAAAGTCTTCTTTATTTTCTACACCAAATGACCCAGCATAATCTTCTAAACACTTTTTAAAGTAACCACCATATCTATAATGGTCTAATCCTTGTATGAAATCTATTTCATTAGACCAATTCCATTTTATCTCATTCTTTACAGAACCAGATTTAATCATCTTTACTAAGTCTCTATCTTTAACAAAGTTACCACATATTAAAACTAATTCATGTTCAGTGTTTAATAGTTCACTAAACTCTTTAATATTATGAGCAGTTCCTACACAATTAGTATTGTTGAATTTTGGAAGTTCCTTAGAAAGAATGATGAACTTTTTATCTACTGAATTAAGATAATCATCATTGAATATAAGATTGGTCCAGTCACAATGATCTACTGCTGGTTTGAATGAAACAAATAATGAATCTGTATCAGCATAAATAGAAACATGTTCATCTTTTGAAATAGGTGTTATGTTTTTAATACCCATTTTATAGTGAAGTTCATGGTCATTTTGCCATTGATTATACCAATAGTCTTCATTAACCTTATCCATTGTTTTGGTAAGGTCCCTACCTTGTGCTGTGATTGTACCGGCTACGTGGTTATTATATAATATGAAGTAGCTTGTTGCAAATGCTCCATAAGAACCATTCAATACTAATTTTAGTGCTCATTTACCCCCTCTGATAAATCAGAGGGGGTTATCCAGCGAGCTGAAGAGCGTTGAAATAATCAACTTCCTTCTTCAGCTCGCTAGCTCTTTTTTTTAATGACTCAATCTTTTCTATTTTTTCTTGCTTTGTCATGTTTTGTTTATAAATATGTCCTAAAGGGGACTTTTGATTTTTAATATATAATTAAATATATTTTTTATATGATAAAAGAAGAAAAAGTTTTCATACCCATAAATATAAGAAACTTCGGTTACTTTAATAATATTGGATATGTGTTTGATAAAGATGTTAAGATATTAGAGGTAAGTGTGTGTCATCTGAAAAGTGGAAGTAAGACTAAGGTGACCGCTGTGTGTGAGATATGTAAGTCCGAAAACTACATATCTTATAGTAAATATATTTTGAATAGAGATAGAAATAATAAAGGATATTACTCTTGTTTTGGTTGTAAAAATATAGAGAAAGAAAAGACATGTTTGAATAGATATGGGGTAATATCATTTTCAATGACTGATGTATTTAAAGAGTCTGAAAGTATTAAATGGAAAGGAATACAAAAGGGATCTGAAAAGGGTAAAAAGACCATGATTGAGAAATATGGTGTTGATTCATTTTTCAAAACACAAGAAATGAGAGATATGAATAGAAAGTGGATGAGTTCGGATGAGTTCAAAGAAAAGTCTAAGGAAACTTTAATGAGTAAATATGGAGTTGAATCTTATTCAAAAACAGATGAATTTAAGGAAGTAATTAAAGATAAAAAATATCAAATAAATGAAAAGATTAGAAATACATTTATAGAGAAATATGGAGTAGATTCATATTCAAAGACAGATGATTGGAAGTTAAAATATTCAATGAATAAAGAAATAATAAGAGAGAAGATTATAAAGACCTGTATGCAAAAATATGGAGTTGATAATGTATTCAAACATTCTGAATTTATAGATAAATCTAGACTAACAAAAGAATTGATGGGTAATATTGTTCCTGATTCATTAATGGATGATTGGAATTTATATAAAAGAAAAGTTAGAAAACTAACAAATAGAAATAAGAGAAAGTTATATGAAGAATGGAATGGATTAGATTATTATGACCAAGAAAAAATAATTGGTAATCTATCACTGTCACCAACTAATGGACTATATCCAACACTTGATCATAAAATATCAACAATATATGGGTTTCTAAATGATATATCATTTGAAGACATATCAGATATATCAAACCTTTGCATCACAAAGAGATATATAAATTCATCCAAGTCTGGTAGGATAGAAGTAGAGTTTATAGAGTCTTTAAAATCTACTTCTTCTTTGGTTTAATCATCATATGCCATTTACTTCCTTCTAATTTGGGAAGACTTTCAGCAACACCAATCTCTTGAACTAATGTAACAAATTTAAGCATAACTATTTGACCTCTTTCTGGAGAAGCCTTTTGTCTACCTTTTAATTGTAGAACAACTTTAACCTTAT